CCGTAGGAAAAGAGAGCGGCTCAGCAACGTTCTATGTCGATGACAAACGTCTTTCTAACAGCGGTTTTACGGATCTTGTTGATGGCATTCCAATCGATGTTGAAGTCGTTGCTGTTGATGATTTGGATCTCAAAGACATTGGCTTTATGAAGATCGATGTAGAAGGACATGAGTTAGATGTGCTGAATGGTGCAGTCAAAACAGTTGAAAGAGACCGTCCTGTCTGTATGGTAGAGGTATATCCTAAGTTTAATCAAGGACCAGTCTCTGCGACTTTTGATTGGTTCTTTGATAGAGACTATGATGCATACTACAACATTCGTGGTGTAGGTTTGCAACAGTTGAGTGGCACTATTGATGGTGTCAATGTAGCATCAGATGATGAGCTGATACAAAAACATGATGGGGACTTTTTGTTTGTCCCAAGGTGATAATGATGGCAATGATTTTAAAAAATAGTATGTTTATCCACATACCTAAATGTGGCGGACGGTGGACCAAACAAATGCTTGAAGACCACACAAGTGCAAGACATGTCGGTGATCCAATATATGATTCCCACGACTCTCCAGAATACGATGGTAATATCTTCTGCATTATAAGAGAGCCAGCAACATTTGCACACAGTCTATGGCACCATAGAGCTAAGAAGAAAGCTAATAAGTTTGGACATAAGTTCAATTGGCAGGAGTATATCCGCCTAGAGAAGGAGTGTCAGAGCGAAGACTATCTTACGTTTATGAACAATGTAGGAGAGTCAAAAGACGCTGTATGGGACTATTATCAGCATTATGTAGGTAAATATAATAATGTTTATTATGCTAGAATGGAAAATATGGCGGAAGACCTTGTTGACATTCTAGGTAAGTTAGGGGAAGATAATGATCACGATGGTATTCTCGACTCTAGCAAAAACGTTATTGGTAAGGGTACTAGTGACGAAACAGTAGAAGAATCTCTACGCTTAAAGATTAACAACGCTAACGCAGCATTCTGCAGAACATTTGGATATAAATTAAATGGGTAAGAAACGGTCTCGCGACACACAAACTTCAAAAGGACAACGTCCTAACGTAAACAAAAAGATCAGAAATGATGTCCGTCGTGACTACATGGACTCGTTGGATAGGTCTATCAATCAGATGAAAGCCTATGCAAAAGGTAAACGGGTTATGCTGACTGTACCCAATCCAAATAAGAATGAGACCAACAAACGATTCATTCGTATTGCAGCAGAAGAATATCTGCAGCGTCCAGGAGATAGGTATATTATCAAATGAGCCAGCCATACATCCGTATTTTTACTAAGAACGATTGTCCGTTCTGTGTACAAGCTAAGCAGCTATTACAAAACAAGGGCTTTGAATATACTGAGTTTGTCCTTGGTGAAGACATTGACAGAGAAGACTTTCTTGCCAACTTTCCAAAGGTAAAGACAGTCCCTCATATTATTATTGGAAACAACCAGATTGGTGGATACAAACAATTGGTTGAAATGCTAGGAGAAAGTGACTAATGGGAAAATTGAATATTAAAGATGAAGCAGTGAGTGAAGCTAAGGCTGTTTTAGATGATGCATTGGAAGATGGTGAGTTTGCTATTGAAACAAATGAGCTAAGTGTTAATGCTAATGGTGGTACAGAAATGATGCAACGAGCACTGGTTGCTCGTTTGGATCCTGAACTGCTGAGTAAGTATCAGATTATCCCTACTCGTGTACGAGAACTGGATCCAGATAAGAAATCTATCTTGTGGATCCATGATATGTTTAACGATCCAGAAGTTCAGCATCTTGCTGATGGTGGTTGGGAGAAGTTTGATAAACTTGTCTATGTATCACATTGGCAGAAGAGTACATTTGAGATGGGTCTGAATATTCCTCCATCTGCTGGTATTGTAATGCAGAATGCTATTGAACCGTTCAATGATGTAGCTAAAGATAAAGAAGGACCTATTCGTCTAATCTATCACACTACTCCTCATCGTGGTCTTGAGCTTGTTTATCCTGTATTTGATGCGTTGGCTAAAGAGTATGGTGATAAGATCCATCTTGATGTGTTCTCATCGTTTGAAGCATATGGATGGCCTCAACGTGATGAACCATTCCAAGAGCTATTCCAACAGATGAAAGATCATGAGCATATCACATATCATGGTTATCAGCCTAACGATGTAGTTCGTAAGCATTTGGAACGTGCACATATCTTCACATATCCGTCTATTTGGACTGAAACCTCATGTATTGCTGCTATTGAAGCTTTGGCAGCAGGTTGCTTGACTGTAACCTCATCTCTGGGTGCTCTACCAGAGACCTGTGCTAACTTTGCATGGATGACTAGCTTCGATGAGAGTGCCAATCGTCATGCTAATATGCACTATGGCTTGCTTAAAGCAGCTATTGATGGATATTGGAATGAAGATGTGCAGACTAATCTCTACAATCAAAGAGCATATTTTAACTTATGGTACAACTGGCAGTTCCGTGAACGTCAGTGGGAAGGCTTATTGAATGGTTTACAATCTATCCAGAGCTGAAGAAAAAGCTAAGGCACGTGCTGAAGCTGTAAAGTATATTCCAACAGTAGATGAGTATCAGCGCGCTGAACTCTATCGTGAAGCAGCTCGTATCAAGAAGAATGTTGATTCATGGTCCGAATGGGATCTGAAGAAAACATACGAAGATACTTTACAATGTATTGATCTTCTTGAGAATGAGGTCAATGGTGCAGCGTATGATGTACTACAACGTATTAGACTCAATCTAAAAGTATTTGATAGTGAAAAAGCGTAATCTATCTGATGAACAGAAGGCTGCTGCAGCCGAACGTCTGAGATTGGCCAGGGAAAAGCGTCAAGCTGAACGTGGCCGACCTCAGAATGTTCATCCGGACGTATATAACCACCCTGAACATTATTATCTTTCGTACAATAAAGTTAGACAATGGATTAAATCTAACAAAGAACAGATACCTATCTTAAAGAGAGCTGTTCGACAGAATGTTAAGGGTTCAATAGCGGAGTTAGCCAGTGTTTCAGCGTATATTAGACATATGGAATGGTATATTCGTACGGCTGACTGGATTGATGACTATTATGGAGAGAGTCAAGAGCATAAAATATCATGGAAAACAACGAAAGAAGCGTACGATGAAGACGGTTGTGTCAAATAATAACATAAATATGGATATGTCGAATATTATTCAATTCCCGACGTCCAAATTACCTATTAGCAGTACCAATCTATCTGATGAAGATAGGGAAGCGTTGTTGATCAGAGAAAAAATATCATCAATTGAACAGTCTTTAGAATATGTAACTACAGAAGCTGTGGCAATGGTTCATAGACTTGGTTTCGATATTACTAGAGAAGACTATGTTAAAGATGTTACACTTATTGTTGATGCAATTAGAGGCTTGATGTATCGTACATCTGGTCTGGAATTTCCCATTCATGAATGGGTTGATAAAGCATACGAGATGGATGAAGACAACTTGTATGCCTACAACCCAGAATGGTTTGATAAAAATGGAGAATTGAAGATTAGCATCGATACAGATGGTGAAGATGGTAATCCTTTAAACGAGAAATAATGGCTATATTATTAGATTATTCCCAAGTTGCTATTAGTAGCATTATGGGACAAGTGAACAGTAAACATTATAATGGCGAGGTCAATCTAGATCTGATCCGTCATATGATTCTAAATGGAATCAGACATTACAAAGTGACCTTTGGTGAAAAGTATGGTGACATTGTTGTCTGCTGTGATGATAGAAACTATTGGCGTAAGGAGATTTTCCCTTACTATAAAGCCAACAGAAAAGCTGATCGTGAATCATCAGACCACGATTGGAAGACTATCTTCGAAGCCTTGGAGACAGTTAAGTCTGATCTTAGAGAAAACTTCCCTTATAAAGTACTACAGGTTGAACGAGCAGAAGCAGATGATATCATTGCTACTCTTGTAAAGTATCACGCATCGCCTCTTGAAGGCGGGTTTGACTTTGAGCCAACAGTAATTGTATCTGGAGATAAAGACTTTATTCAGCTACATCGTTGGGGTGATACGTCTCAGTGGTCTCCTGTGCAGTCAAAATGGGTCCGTGGTAATCCAGATAAATACCTTCGTGAACATATCTTAAAAGGTGATCGTGGTGATGGCATTCCTAATATTCTTTCGAAAGACGATACATTCGTTAATCGTGGACGTCAAACCCCTCTCCGCCAAAAAAAGATAGATGAGATCTTAGCTGATCTTGACGAAGGTGAGTTGCTTTATGCAGCTTCATGGTATGGTGGCTATTGTAGGAATCAACAGTTGATTGACTTAGAACAGATCCCTTCAGAGATTAGACAAGATGTAGTCAATCAATACAGAAACGCCAAGTCTGGTGACAGATCTAAAATGTTTAATTATTTTATAGACAAAGGCTTAAGCATTCTAATGCAAAGCATTAAGGAATTTTAAAATGAAATACTCAATCTCAGAAATCTTACAGCGAGCCGTTGCTGGTGATAAGGTTAACGGTAAAGCAGTACTACTACAAAAGTACGATAACCCAACTCTACGTAAGATTCTAAAGTACACGTTCAGTGATAAGGTGACCTTTGAAGGCTTACCAGAAGGTGCACCACCTTATAAACCTAACGACCTTGTAGATGTAGAGAATGTTATCTATGCAGAGACACGCCGCCTCTACTTGTTTACTGATGGTGGTAATGCTAATCTCAAAGCTACTCGTAAAGAGGCATTGTTCATTGAGGTCCTTGAGGCCGTCGATAAGCGTGATGCTGAGTTGCTTATTGCTATGAAAGACAAGAA